CATTAGATGCACTTAACACTACGTATATGCCGAGACTAAACTCCTCAACGCATGTACGCGGTGAGTCGCTATACACTCGTCTTTTCCGCGTAATCATGTATGAGGATTTCATTGTTAATGCATCCCTTGCGGTTGCTCAGCGTAACGCCGCCCCGCTTAGAATTTTTAAGTTAGGCGATCCAAACAGTGGCTGGTTGCCTGACGAAAACGACGAAGCGGCATTTGCCGAGATGCTTAGCATGGCAGAGTCCGATCCGCTAGCCGCGATCATCATGCACCACAACGTGACAGCAGAGCTTGTAGGCGTAAGTGACCGCGTTCTCCTTATCTCTAGAGAGTGGGATTTCATCGAGCGTGTGAAGCTTCTCGGGCTTGGTGTAGCGAAGTCGTTCCTTGTAGGTGAAACTTCATTTGCTGCAGCGGTAGCTGGGCTGCAAACCCTAATGGAACGCTTAGCATCACTGCGTTTACGCTTTGAGAATGATTGGATTATCAAAAAGATCTGTGCGCCGATTGCAGAGATTCATGAGCTATATCGTCGCCCACAAGCAGAACTTGATCATAGAATTAGGATAAAGCGCCCGCTAGAAGAGCGGGAATTGATGGTCCCTAAAATTAAGTGGGCTAAAAGTCTTGAGCCTACTCAAGATGTTGCCATATTAAACATCTGGAGAGATCTGAAGGAAAGAGGAATTCTTTCTGAGCGGACCTATTCAGCGGGCGCTGGAGTGGATATCGATGCTGAACGAAAGAATATTTCTGAAGAACGTAAGTACAAGCAGGAGCACCCAGAGGTTTACGGTGTGCCCCAGCAGCAACAACAGCAACCCCCCGGTGGTAAGCCTGGTGCACCCGGAGCACCCCCTGGCGCGAAGCCGCCAGTCCCTCCTGCTTCGGAACAGCCGCGCTTTAGGGCGAATAACCCATATGTACGCCCTGCTCGTATGGCAATGAGTGCAGAGCTAGAAGATAGATTATACGATCTGTCGGATGGTGAATCTAAAGTTGATGTACAGGATGTAATGGAAGTGATTGAAGACATCGATTACGAAGAAGGTATCGATGCGCGCGCAAGCGCATTGTTAGACGATGTGCCCGTTGCAGGTTCTGACCTTCTATCTGGAAAATAAAAGTAGGTGATCTATGGCCGCACTGAAGAATATTTTCGTGCATTGCTCTGCAACACCATGGGGTGAGTCGCTTATATTCGAGGATTGGCATAAAGCGCGTGGGTGGTCTGGGATTGGGTACCATTATACTGTTTTGAACGGACGCCCGTTTTCGGATGTTGAATACATCCCGTTTTTGGATGGCCAGATTCAGCCAGGAAGACACCTTGACGATGACCCGATCTTTTCTCGGGACGAACGTGGGGCACACGTTGCTGGGCGCAACCACGACTCGATCGGAATTTGCTTGGTAGGGCGCAAAGGGTTTACAGATGCGCAGCTTGTTGTGTCCAAACGTTTGCTATTGTTTTTGCTTCATCAATTTGGGCTAACTATAGCTGATGTGCTTGGGCATTATGAAGATCCAAACACCGATAAGAGTTGTCCGAATATCCCAATGACTGTATTTCGGGAATACCTTGAAGATAAGGTTGAATTAACAGCGTTGCAGTACGAAATCGATGATTACATTAAGGGAATATACGGATGACTTTACCCGAAGGTTCCTTCGATAAGTTTTGGAATGATGTAGTTGTTCGAAACTTCCCAAAAGCTAAGATACGTTACAAGGATGAATCTTGGTTATTCAAGCACGTTTTGAAGTATGTGTTCTTCTTCAAGAAGACATTCATGACAACCTTCACTACTGTTATTGGGAATACGATTTATTTCCCTTCAAGGGGTTGGCGCAGCAATCGGTCTGATAAAAAAACTATAGCTACCGTAGCACATGAAATGATCCATATGTGGGATAAGCGTGCAGATAAAAAGTTTGGTATTGACTGGTTTTCTCTTCGATATTTATTGCCACAAGGGCTCGTGATCTTTAGCCTTTTAGCATTGTTTGCTTTCATTAACCTGTGGTTCCTACTATTCCTGTGGGCACTTTTGTTTCTGATTCCGTGGCCTGCGAATTACCGATCAGAGTACGAGGCGCGGGGCTATGCGATGTCGTTCTATTGCTGGGGGTTAAACAGCGGAGAGCAGTATAATGTAGAGGAGGATATCGCCTGGGCTGTTGGCATCTTCACAGACGGGAGCTATTACTGGATGAACTGGGGGCCTGCAAACGCGCGTAGAATCCTTGAAAAGCATTACGAAACGTTACCGAAAACGCACGCAGCATTCAAAGAGGTTGGAGAATGGCTAAAGACCCAGCAAACTTAACATTATCCCCGTCTAAGGTAGACACATTTAACGGATGTAGACGTCTTTTTCGGTATAGGTATATTGACCCCCCCTTCGCTACTCCAGATAACAAATACTTCCTAATCGGTAACATTGCGCATAAGGTGCTTGAAGATCTACATAAAAAGCAAATGAACAATGGGAATATGGATTGGAAGAAAGATATTCGTACATTCTTCAAGCAAGCAGTTCGTACATACAACGCGTTTGCTAAGGTTAAGTCTGGCTTGATTCAACGGTCTGACCTGTTCGCAATCAAGGGGATGATGAAAAACTACTTGGTTTACCTAGCTAAGCTAGGTGAGGCACCTAATGTTGCTCAGGTAGAAAAGCTTGCTAAGATTGTAATTGGGGATGTGGTTGTTTGGCTAAAAGCCGACCGCATTGATAGGCTTTCGGATGGTGTATACAAGGTTATTGATTACAAATCAGGGAAGCCCGCATCAAAGAAAGCAGAACTTACATCTGTACAAATTCCTTCATATGGTATATGGTTACATCAGGCGTTCGATGACGTGGAGGAGATCTTCGGAGAATACTTGTATTTGAAGCATGTGAATACCAAAACTGGTGTCCATACGCACGCAATTACTGAGGAATTAATGGATCAGACCCGAGATACCTACCGCCGTGTCGATCGGGAGCTTAAGAAAGGCTGCGATTTCGTGCAGAATTTCAAGTATAAGTACTGTTATTTTTGTGATTTCAAAGTACACTGTTTGGAGGATGATAATGATGGCCTTTAGAAAATCAGGAATTGCACCTATTGCCGACGTTAGATGTAGCTGCGGCCACTCCTTAACCGCTGGAGAGCCTGCTTGTCCGAATTGCAAGAAGTCTATCATACCTGAAGAGCTAAAAACGCAGGTAGAAGACCTTGCAATTGTTGAAGACAAATCAAAAGTTAAATAATCTTCCCAAATACCATCTATAATCTCTCTCGTACCATGGCATTCACCAGCCATTGCGGGAGAGAACTATGCCCTTTTATAAAACTGCTACTGTACCTATCGTAAGTGTTTTTGAATCCTCTGGTAAATTTTCAAAGTGTGCGGCACAAAATGCCGACATGACGCCAGAAGAGGACGAAGCAGTACAGACCGCTATTAATATTTTGTCTAAGGATGTTTTGAAGGCCGTTTCTAAGGTCTACGATATCTCAGACAACATCAACGATTACATCTTCCCAGTCCCCCGTGCGGTTACTGCTGATGAGCCGAATAACAACGGCGATAATTTTCAGCATTCAGAGCTTATTCGATTTTCCGGTAACCATCGTTGTTTAGTGTTTGAAACGTTTCGGAATGACCCCCTTCACATTGAGCATGCAGCGGATGACCCGAAGATGGCACGCGGGTATTTGCCGGATGTACATTACGTTACATCGGATTCAAAGGATAAGCACGTCCTTACCGTGGTTGCTATGGACACTACAAAGGATGCACCGTTAGCAGAAGGCTTGCTGTCTAGTGAAGTAGATAAGTTTTCTATGGGGTGTATTTGCGATCAGGTTCAATGTAGTTATTGTAAGAAACTGGCAAATTCTGACAGGGACTTGTGCGATCACCTGAAGTGGTACAAGCTTTCCACACTTGATGGGACACTAATCTATGAAGATTGTTTAGGTGTGGAATATCAAGAATTGTCGGTAGTAGGCAACCCTGCAGATCCTAAAGCAGTTACCCAAGCATTACTAAAGTATGCATCACGGAAGGCTGCTGCTGGGCAACCCCGTGCAGCATTCAACGTACTCTCTACATTAGTTAGTCCAACCGACCAGAAGGAAGTCGCTAGATTCTTTAGCAAAAACGCCGGTAAACTTCCTGAGTCAATGTTACGATTAGCCGATCGTTTGTTCTAAACTAAGTTAATTTCTTTAACTAACAGAAGTTTAACAATTTCTGGTTTAGCTAAGATAATCAGTAAAGGAGTTGGCGATGGATGGAATTCGTTCACGAGTAGCAAAAAAAGCAGGACGCCTATTGAGGCGTGCTCAGGTTGCTCCACCGATGCCTGGCGCTCCTGCTGTACCTGGCGCTGTTCCCCCTGCTCCTCCTGCTGCAGGTCCCGGTCGGCCACCAGTTGCAAAGCCCCCCGGTGCTCCAGGCGTACCTGGCGCACCTCCTGGCGTACCTGGCGCTCCTCCGGGAGCACCCCCTGCGCCTGGCGCTCCTGGCATGAAGCCGCGAGAGGAAATTGAGCAGGACGTTGAGAAGGACATTCGTAGACAGAAAGAGCAAGAGTCCAAAATCAATGATCTAGACGAAAAGGTAACTGCAATCGGAGATCAGCTTGAGGGGCTCACCAAAGCAATTACCAAATTGGTAAATGTGCAACAAGACGAAGATGGTGGCCCAACGGATTTTGAAGAGAAGTTTGAAGAAGTCAAGGACGAAGAAGATGAGCGATCTCCGAGTGAGTTCGGGGTTACGGAAAACAAAGACAATAGTCTTATTGTAAGCAAGGAGGGACAGCCAATGTCCAAGGCAGATAAATTGCGTCAGGCCCGTGAGAAGCGTCTAAAGGCTAAGGAGCTTGATTTCGAAGAAGGCACCCCGCCTAACAAGAAATACAAGCAACAGGTTCCAGCCCCGACGATTACCAAATTGAAGGACGATCCCAGTGATTGGGGACAGTATCGCCTAAAGGCATCTGAGATGGCCTTGGATCTTAATGCGTCTGGTGATGCATGGACAGTTGTAAACAAGCATGACGACCGTGTTTTTTACACTATCAAGCCCACTGCAGAAACTAAGGAAGTTTTTGCCACGCGTGAGTTCGCAGAGATGGTTATTAGCGATGTGCGTGACCTTGGTATCGAAGCTGCCATGGAAAAGTATTCGGCATTCCCGGCTGAGTTCTTGAAGAAGAAGGACGATGAAGGGGACGAAGAGAAGCCCGGACTTCCGATGAAGCCGAAGATGGATGAGAAACCCGGCATGGGCATGGGTATGAAGCCGAAGCTGGATGAGAAGCCCGGCATGGGGATGAAGCCGAAGATGAAGCCGAAGCTGGATGAGAAGCCTGGCATGGGTATGAAGCCGAAGATGAAGCCGAAGATGGACCTTGGTGATGATCTTGAGGAAGAGGCGCGTAGTTCCCTCGCTAGCGCGAAGACTGCCGATGAGGAATTGGTAGATGAGATTGCTACTGAGGAATTGGTAGATGAGATTGCCGCAGAAACCGAAGAAGTGGCCGATGAGGTTATTGAAGAAGAAGCGACCACTGACGAAGAGGCTGTTGCTCCTACCGCTTCTATGAATGATTTTCAACGGCGCTTTGTGCGTGCGTTTAGGTTGGCGCTTTCTGCTCAGCAGAAGAACCTTACGGACAACCCACTGAAGGGTGCTTGGTTTGAAACATTGGCTGAACTTGAAATCGAGAACCCAGAGCTACTGATCGAGTCCACGTTTACGCGCGCTGCTGCTGAGCATTTTGAAGTAGCCTTGGCGAAGACTGCCGAGTTTCTTAATCTGAGCGATGAAGCGTTTGTCGAGATGGAAGCACAGATTGGTGACCTTGATACACGCCCCCCGAAGACTGCTTCTGAAGTAGAGGCATCTGAGCGGTCAATTCGCGCAGCTAAGACCCGCGCACGTGCGGCGGCGTCATCGTTGCCACTATCAACTGCTACTGATAGCAATGACCAGGGCGTAGCCGGGCAGCTAGGTGCTGCGCTCCCGAAGCCTAAGTTACACGGCATTAGCCAGGTACCTAGATAACCCTTTGTTTTTATAAAGTTTAGGACTCAAGGAGAGAAGAGAAATGTTAGATAAAAAGAGAGGCTACGCGTACGATCGTCCGTTCTTTGATGTAGACACTAATGTTGCTATTACCGCTGGTATGGTTGCATTCTTAACTACATCCGGTGGGGTCACTGTGGCAACCACCGCAGCTTCCGGTACTGTTCCGATCGGAACGTTCTGGAAAGATTCAGCACTAACCTACATCCGGACTACAGTAGAGACTGCTACCTTTGGTGCTGCTGGTACCATTAATCTACTCAAGGGTAACGTTCGGGGAACCGGATTCATCAAGGTTACGAATGCCGCTGGTACGGTTGTATACACCCAGGGCGTTGACTACTCTGTAGCAACTGCCAATGGTGTTGTAACCCGCTTGGGTGGCGGTGCGATTGTCGCGCTTGCTTCCGTAGTAGTTTGGTATTCCTACAACCTGCAGAACACCCAGGTTTACTGGGATAACGTTTCTACCCAATGGACCGCCGTTGGTCAGAACTATGATCGTCAGCCTGACGATACCCTAGGCTCTGGAAAGATTACCGTCTGTGCCGGTGATGCACTTATTTACGTCGATCAGTATGACGTAACCCAGACCTACACACTGAACGCACCGCTATACTCCGACGCGAATAGCTTCTGGACCGTGGCAGCTGGATACACCAATGCGTGCGGACGCGTAATCAGTGTTCCGACTGCTAACGACCCGTTCTTGGGCGTGCAGCAAATCACTGTCGCCCTGTAGTGAAGGCACTGGGAGCCTTTACAATTAACCGTTTGTTTTAGGAGGATGTAAAATGAAATTCAACCCGTACACCAACAAAAAGGCTTCCGGTGTAGAGACAGTCGATCGAAAGACCGGTGCCCCTTTCAACCCGATGAACGTCGGTCGTCAGGGAAAATCTGGTAACTTCCAGGTTTCCGCAGGCGAGAAGATGTTCAACAACCAGGGAGAAATCAACGCTAGTAATACCGGCGAGGTTCTCCACAAGATCAAGCATCTGCTTGATGGCATGGCTGACGGTTCCTATGATGTAGAAAGAACCGCCTCCTACGCTGGCGAAGGCATGAGCGGAGCCGAGACTGACGCTATCCTGCGTGAGGCTTTCTCCGATCCTTCCAGCGAAGGCTTCCGTCAGGTTGGCCAGGGCCTGCTTAACCCCATCAAGGAAGTTATCGACTATGAGGGGTTGGCGCGAAAAGTATTCGCACCGCGTACCGTGAAGGCTGGCGAAGTTGTACGTTACGACAAGGACGTGTTTGTGCGTGGTTGGGTTATCGCTGAGGATGGCCAGACCCCGCAGTCCGTTGTCGAGGGACGTTACATCTACCCGCCCGAGTTCGAAGTAACCGCGTACCCATCGATCGAGATCAAGGACAAGTATCGTGCGCAGTACGATATCCTTGCCCGTGTTCAAGATCGTGCGCGCATGGCGATTGAGCTTCAGGAAGATTTGGCGCTCATCAACTTGCTACAGGCTGGCGCGAACCAGACTAACACCACCACTTTCTTTGCTACACTGAACTTGGCGGCGCTAGAGTCTATTCGTTATCAGATTGAGCAGCACCGCCTGATCTGTGATAAGTTCATCATTCATCGTCAAGAGGTAAGCGATCTGGTGAACACACTGTCGCAGCAGGTTGACCCTGTAACCCAACGTGAGTTGATCATGGCTGGTTACATCGGAACCGTGCTGAACGCGATGATCGTGACCACTGCCGGTACGCAGACTTTCGAGATCCTGCAGCCTGGTGAGGTCGTGGCAGTTACCGCCCCTGAGTACCTGGGTGGAATGCCGATTCGTGTCGAATTGTTCTCCGAGCCGGTAAATGAGTTCATGGAAGGTCGCCCGCGCCAGGGTTGGTTCTGGTACGAGTTGATCTCCCAGGTTCTCGTGAACCCTGCCGGTGTAGCAATCGGTACCAAGACCTAAGAGATTAGGTAGCCTGATTGTGTTTACAAAGGTAGCCACCTAGGTAGCTGGGTGGCTATCTTTGCTTTACTTACATAGGAGGGTTGAAGATGAAGTTTGATAAGATCGCTGTGCAAGGTGAGCTTGATAGTGCTGCTGCTGAGCTAGAGAAGGCAGGACACAAGGATCTTGCAGAAAAGATAGACTATTACAATTCGCGAATAGCGAATGCCCAAGCTGAGGAAATCCATCTGATTGCTCGTGCGCTTCGTCGGATTCAACTGGAGGCAAAGAATAGGTTAGCCAAAAGTGAACCCCAAGCGCGAGCAACTAAGGCACAAGCCGCTGTAACTCGTGCCCGGAGATCCTCAGTTGCACGTAAGGCTGTGTTGCGTCGAAGGCTAAAAACAATTGCTGCAAACAGAAAGAAAGCACTTCGACAGTTATCTGCGCTAACTAAAGCGCGGAAACGCCGTGTTGCGGCACGGAGAACAAAGAAGTAAACTGCTGTACGAGCTTTTGTTAGTAAGTCTCACTGGGCGCACTTTGTGCGCCCATTTTTATTATAAACTCTTATTTTGTGACAGGAATTAAGTTTTTTAGTGTGGATGCGCTAGAATACTAAATGAACCTTAGCACGATTCGTGGTGAATCGGTGCAAGTTGTCGAAACGAAAAGGAGAATTAGAATGGCCAAGGGAAAGAAATCTGTGAAGAGTACTAAAACATCACGTCGGTTAACCCTTCAGAATCTGCTAGCAGACGGATCGGAAATTTGGGTTACCAATCGTTCTGGGGAGGCTACAGGGAAGGAAGCTGGAAATATCGTTTTGCAGGTTGGTAATGGGACTGCGATCGATAAGGTGCTTATCCCTCCCGGTAAGGACCCGGTTTGCTTAACAGATCAGGTTACCCCAAAGCTGTTGGCTGATTGTATGGATCTGTTCAAACTGGTAAAGGGCGGTGTCCTAGAGTTGATGCCCCCCGAGATGGCAGAAGAGTATTACGCGAAGCATGTAGCCAGAAAAGACATTGTGGACAGTAAAATCGATCGTCTGACGGCTGGTACACCTAACGCTACGCTACAGCCGCAGAAGAGCAAGTCTGCGAATGTAGAGATTAACCCAAAGGTTGGCGATATTTGCTTGAAAGCGAAGCATGCGGCAATCACGGAATCCGAAGCATTAGAGCGGTTGTTTGAGCAGGAAGCTGTTTTGACCATGGATGATTACAGTTACCTCTCGATGAATGGCGTGTTTAACGGTGTGAAGCGCTGGGCAAAAGAGCAGATCTCGGAGATCATGAAGGTAGCAGATGCTGAACTGCAGGAGTACATGGATGATCCTGTAAACGCTGCTGCAAAGTAGATGCTTAGCGGGGGGCGTTAGCCCCCCGCGTTTAATTGTATAGGAGTTTAGTATGCCATTGCTCACTGCAGAAAAACATCAATGGACTAAGCAACCTCCATACAACTTCTATCACTTTCCAGACGAGCATCGCGCTGGCTGGGAAGTGTTTTGGGAAGAGATGGATGGAGACTTGGATAAGATCTTAGAGTTTGCAAAGAAGGCTAAGATCGAAAGTCCTAATGAGTGGTTTGAAAGCCTGCATAGGTTTCTATTTGACACCTTTTCTGGCAATGTAAAACTACTTAAGGTTGGCGCTGATACATCTTTCGGAACATTCCTGGGTAAGGTTACGAAGGTTCATAAGGATAAGCCGAAGGGTAAGCAATGGTATACTGTTCGTGGGATTACTAAGAACAAATTCATTGCTATGCTAGAACGTGCTTCCGATATTAATGATGTGCGGCAAGCCGTTGCGTTCATGAACGCTCGTGTAAAGGATTTAGGATTTTTCCTTTATAGTGAGTTCATCCTTTCAAAGACAAAAGGGAAGAGTGAGCTAAAGAGCGTTGCTTCTAATTTGAATTTCCAAGCGTATGAGTTAGAGTATCGTACATTGGGGAAGACACTGCTTTCCTCAGTTTCTGCGGGAAGTAAAATAAACCACTGCATGTTCCCAGGTGAGGTTTTTGAGGTGATGGATGTTTCGTATGAGCCTAGCATTGCGCGGGATAAGCCATCCATGATCGTGGCGTCAGATACCGCTGGGCGAATTGCGTTCATCACTGATGTGTGGAATGTACGCGCATAGGGAATCGATTACTTACAATGGTAAATCACTGCACAACAAATGACCTTAGTTTCGCAGCGTATATGCTTCTGCGTGGGTGCGCGCTGGTTAGCGCACGGAAGCTTGGGCGCTCGTATAAATTCGTTGTGGACTTGAAAGACGAAGACGAAAATCGAATAAAGGTTGAATGGGTTAACTCTGAGTGTTCAAAGTTTGACTCAAAAGTTCGCGACCTTAAAAAGATTATGTTTAGTGTAGATGATAACAGTGGTCAGCGTAAGAAAAATTTTAATGGAGAGTAAGCGGTGCCACAGTCTTTTACCGACTTTGATGTGCTCAGGCGTGGGGTAACGGAAAACCTCGTCATATACGTACGTGACCCTAGCACCGAGGAGCTAGTTGACGTAGCCGGGACAAGTACGTTCAATTTGATCGATGTTGCTGACGATAAAGTTAAGGTAACGGGGACGTTTGAGCGTGCCGGGGGTGCAGCGATCACCCGCCTTGGCACGGGTATCTATGCGTATTCTATGGATACGGCTACGTATGATCAGGAATACCTAGCAGCGTTTAGTTGTACGCTTTCCAATGGGGTGATTAATCAAAATATCTTTGTTAAGAACGCCCCAAGTGCCCTATTTGCACGCGCTGCATCCCTGCGCGTACAGGTAGATAAGGCTCGTAAGTCCGTTTCTGATGAAATTGAAAACATGGACCAGGCGGATAACGATCCTCCAATTCGGTTCTTCTTTGGATATGATGATAAACACCTGATCTATTACTTAGATCGTGGTGCGCAATACATAAACTTAGTCCCACCGTACACTAACCTTAACCCGCTAACGTTCCCGTGGAATCAGTATGGGTCTGTTTTAGTAGACGGTGCGGTTATTGCTGCGCTGGAGTCCCAAGGAATCTTTGCGATCGATACAGACTATAGTTACTCGCTTGGCGGGAATAGTTTAGTTATTGATCACTTTGGTAAGATTTCCCAATTATTAGGAACGCTTCTAACACGGTTCGACGCAAACTTGAAAATGTTTAAACAGCAGTATCGTTCGAAGGGCACAATTACTTTCCAGTGGATGCCCGGTGGTGTGCGTGCAGCAAGGCAACTATCTGCTATGCCATCTGGTTTCTGGAGCAGAATGCTAAGCTCTGCGTTTGTATAGCTTACATATTGGAGACAGCTATGAGTGTTAAGTACTATGAATGGGGCGTGGCTAAGGGTGGTTCGACCCCAGGCGGTGGTGGTTCAGCCCCTGCTGATGCTGCGTTTGGTCCTCCGGAGCAATTTGGTGGCGTAGCGGTTGTTGCCCCTACTACAATCACGTTTACACGTGATACAAAATGGGTGCACGTTATTAACTCTGACGTTGAATTTGATCTAGAAGTAAGCTTAGATGGTGGTGCTAATTACATTTCTCTTAGCTCTGGAAGCGAATTACAAGAAGCAGCGCAAGTAGCTTCGCTTCTTGTTCGCGGTAATGCTGCAGGCACTGACTATGAAATTTCTGCTGGCCTAACCGCAGCGTAAAGGGTAAATCATGAAAAAAGCAATATCGCTATTCGTTGCGCTGTTGGTTTTACTAATTACTGTCCCTGCTTGGTCTGCGGGCGATGTGCAAATTAGGGACAGAAACAGTAACGACAAAGCAGACGTTGCCCAGCAAAACACGGACAATGTTGCCGCTACTATTTACGGTTTAGTTGTTGGTTCCTATTTGCATGGGTATGACGGAACTACCTGGGACAGGCTTACCGTTGGTGCAAACGATTCCGATGATGTGCCGTCCACTACGCAGGGATTGGATGTACGTTCGTTTGGCTACATGTGGGACACGGTAAACGATGACTGGGATCGGATGACCGGGTTTGAGATCAAACTGTCTGCGAAAGACATGTTTGCATTGCTCGTATATAACGCAAATTTGTTTATGGTAGGGGATACATGGCAAGAGTGGATTGGCGCACCCATGGACGCTGACAATGTATCAGAAAATACAGACGCCCCTTGGGTTGGCTCATTTTTATATGGGCATGATGGTACAGCCTGGGACCGTTTAACTACTACTGAATCCGGTGATGCATTAAGCGCTACTATTCCTGGGCTAACTACTGTAAGCATGAATCACTTTTACGACGGCACCAATTTTAGACGTTGGCAAGGTATCACCATGGCCGACAATCTTACCTACCCAACTGCTCCATTTGTAGGTGCTGTGTTGCTGGGTGATGACGGTGGCACACTTGATATGGTGAAGCTGGGGGCTGTTGGTGAAGTAGAAATGACAGATGTAGCAACTCGCCCAGGTGAAGACGCTGGTGCGGGATTGCGGCACATTTCTAAGAAAGACATAGCAGTTTATACACCAGCCAAGACTACAACTGCTGCTATTGGTACTGCACCAGTGCTTGTTTTGGCAAGTACTGAAGTGATGACTCTTCCAAATTGGTGTATTTATCTTCAAAACGATGACGGAGCAGATCCGTTTGTAGATGCTGATGTACAGGTTAGTCCGGATGGAACGTCTGCGTGGGCACCGCTGACTTGGACTGCTTGTGATAGCCTTGCTGCTACCGAGACATGTGTTTATTGTGTTACCGGCTCTGGATATAGATACGTCAGAGTATATGTTAACGCAGCAGATGCTAATGATGTAGACGTAGATGCATGGCTCACTGCAAATAAGGGGTAACCCTTGAAAAAACTATTGATAGCACTTGGGGTCTTCCTCGTTCTATCTTCACTCGCAAATGCCACCTCCTTTGAAGGTGGCGTTGTGATTGTAGGTAGCGGGACAAAGTGTGACGAACCGGGGAAAGAGTCTAGCAATGCTGTGCGCTGGGGATTAGCAACAGAAAACGGCACAGTTATTTTTCCTGCAGACATGGACTGTTATAAAGATAGTGGTGGAGGCGGATTGACTTTAGGTGTTTGGTTGGACGGTGTTGTAACAATAACCGGAAACAACGAATGGATGGATGGCAACGCTATTTGGAGTGACTAATGAAAAAATTGATCCTGTTATTGTCCTGCCTGTTGCTAACGCCTGCTTACGCGTTTGCTGATGATTGTGTCTCGGATGCGACTGGAGATTGGGATGCGGCTGGTAGTTGGACCGCTTGTGGTGGTGGGTTCCCAGAAGAAGGGGACACCGCTGAGATTTTAGCCGCCCACACAATCACCGTGAAAGGAACCGAAGCGGTCGGCACATCGCCTGCCGATTACACCACCGATATTCTCAAGATTGGTGGCACCCTTGTATTTGAAAACGCTGCCGCCGATTCTATATTGAATGTCTTCGGGAGCATCATCATTCAAACCACTGGCAAACTCGAAATGGGAACGTTGGCGGCCCCGATGAACTGTGGTGGTTCTGCCAGGTTGACGATGAAGACAGATGTACAAAACCAAAACTACGATTTCCTAATGCAGAATGGCGCACAAATTGAAGCGCATGGCTGCATGACTTATCATGGCTCGACCCCCGCACTAACCAGAGCACGGATTGTGTCTTGTGCTCCAGACTGTACCGCTGGTGCTGTTGTAGTAACGTTGGACCAAACACATGGTTGGGCTGCTTCTACCGGTTGGGCTGGAGATGGGATCATTTTCGGTGTAGGTGGTAACGAAACAACGAAACATGCTGCCGGTGACGATCCTGAAATAATCACGACCTGGGCGACACCGGGTGCGGATACGATTGGCGTCACGTTTGTCGAGGATCACATGGCCGGTGACATGGTAGAAATAGTGCGGCGTAATGTGGTCATCGATTCAGACGACTCGACAAATCATGGGCGGATTTACACAGAGACTTTTGTTGCTGCCAAGCCGTATTCATTGAGCTATATAATGATCAACGAGATGGGCTGGTCTACATCTCAGAACCAAGCTTCCATCAACGCGGTAGACGCTGATCAGAACATGGGGTCGATGGACTACGTTGCGATCACGAACGCTGAAGACGGGTCTTCTGTGACGTGTTTCTATATCAATGCAAGTTGGGACAGTTTCGAAGGAAATACATGCTGGGACTCGCGGGGCAACTCGTACACTATGGCATTAGACTCACGGACAGACACCCCGATTCTGGAGTTCAAAAATTGTTCTGCCTATGGCTCTGCGAATGGGCAAGCCTACGGGATCGCAAGTACCACGACGCAATCTATGGATCTTGAAGGATTCTGGTCGTCACACAACAATGTCGGGATGAGCCTCGTCAACTGGAACGGTTGGGGCGATGTCCATAATTGTGTGATCCACGGTGCGACTGGCGATGGTGTATCAATGCTTCAGGTGACATCCTATTTCGGGAACGAAGCCCAGAAGTTTCACGACAACGAAGTCAGAAATTCGGGATCCGACAATTTACAGATCGCGTCTCACAACTATATCATCAAGGACAATAATTTCGATGGCGCATATGCTGGGTGCATCAACATGCAACAGGGTAGCGGTTATCCACCATTCATTTATATGTCAGGCAACACCTACGACAATTGTAATACTGTAGGTAGCGCTATCTACGGTGCTATAATTATGGCGTTGTACAGCGGTCATGTCTATATGAACAACGAGGAGTTTGGCCAGGATACGGCGAATAAAGATACTAATTTCTCTTTGAGCACTACCCAACTTGGGAGCAGTTCGAACCACTTGACTGTCGTTTGTAACAATTGTCTGATGGCCGATCCCATAGACACAGTTCCTTGCTCTAATATGCCAATTGATGGGTATCAACCAGTCGGTTGCTCGAACGTATCTGCGGCCACTTGGTCAGACATCGTGTGGATTTCAGAAGGAAGCTCGATGACGTTCCACAATAAGGATCAGGTAGAAGACGCACATATTGGCTGGGGTCCAGGTGGGATGGTGTTCCAGCGGCAGACCGGTGTTGTTTACACGACCAGCAACCTAAAGATGAAGATCACACCAGCTAGCTCGACCGCCTATAGCTACATCAAAGTAGGTACTGTAGCGGTGGAAAATGGAGACGCTCTTGAAGTTGATTTGTATCTCCGTAAGGACGAGGCTGTGACCGGTGCCGGGTGGAGGCCGCGCCTAGTGATTGAAGGTTGCGGGTTCGAACGGACTGTGGACTACGATGAGATGAGCGACGTGACGGATACTTGGGAAAAAGTTACTGTGAGCGGTACGGCAGATTGGAAGGGTGGAGTACACATATATGTAGGCGTTAGAGGTGTGTCCAACCCGGCAGCGAATGCCTATACTCCTGTATGGCCACCTACCCTGGACGTATATGCTGATGGATTAGAGATTACAAAGTAGAGGTAAAAATGAAAAATAAACTACCTTGGATATTGTTTTTTTCGTTATTCTTGATGGGCGCGTCCCTAGAGAATGGTAATCTAATTTTGGACTCGGCTACTGATCCTACCATAAGACATATACCAAAATTCGTTGGTGAGATTTGGTTTGTGAATGGGGCGGTAGCTGCTAGTGGTGACGGTAAGTCGCCAGACGCCGCGTTCAAGACGATCACCGAAGCTACTGATGCGTCTGGCGTTGGTGACGCGATTACCGTTGCTGCATCGACCTACGTTGAAAACGTAGTCATGTCCAAAAATTATGTAGAACTATGGACTGAGATCGGCACTATAATTGACCCAGCAGCAAACGTTGGGATAACGGTATCCGGCAATGCGTGTAGAGTAAGGGGGGAAGTAAAGGTTACTCCTAATGCCGCAGTCGGTGTGTTGGTGACTGGCAATGAATGTGTCTTGAGTGATGTCAAAGTTTTTGGTGGGACAGACAGTTTTCATATCACCGGGTCTGGTACGCTCCTGAACCGTTGTGCCGCAGGATTCCCTTCCATTGGAAATAGTGGATATAATATCCAGGGGGCGCAGTCTCGACTCAATGATTGCTCCACTGTGGGGAACACAGATACATACGGCTACCGTATAAATAATGAGGTCGATACCGGTGTGTTGCGTAATTGTACTTCTGTAGGACATGCAGAGTCTGGGTTCTACATTGACACTCTCTCTACCGATTGGACGCTGTTGAATTGTTCATCCGGTGCTGGTGATGGGAAGTGGCGTGATATAGATAATGCGAATGTTTGGAGTAATTTTTCTTACGATAATGTATTGTACGCACACAGTAGTTTCAATGGTGCTACTTCATATAATATATTCAAAATCACTGGTGCAGTCCGTATATATAATATTCATGGGCATGTCGACGAAGCTACCCCTGCAACCAATTCGGATATCAACTTAGAATTGATTTCGGGTGGTGATGCAATAAATATCACAGATCATATCGGCGCTCCGGACATTGTAAGTCGTGTAGCAGGTACAATATTGACCCGAGAGGAACCAGCTACCGAACCTTTATTAATAGGAGAACCAGATGGTGTGCCAGCGGTTGTGGAATCAGCAAATTATCGAGATCCAAAGACACCGATTATTTTAATAGAAGACGATGCCGCTGACACCTATATTGTGGTGGTTCTTTCCGTTGCAGTTGCAAGCGGTGATATACACTGGCATATCGAATGGGAACCTGTCACTAATGAAGGATTCATAGAGGCGTTGTAAGGAGATAAAATGTCTAAGGGCGTAATTGCAGGTTTGGGCGCAGTAGTTTTAGCTGCTGGTGGAATAACAGCGGGTCTTCTATCCGGCGATATAGAATCTATTACAGATGGTGGCTTAGATGGTCAAGTACAAGAAATTGAAGCGACTCCTATTTTCGAGCATCAAGTTTTGCAGCGGGGCTTTGTTGCTGGCAATGGTCGTGCCGTACGCGTGGTTGGCGTTTCGACCGGACGGCGAATCGAAGATGTCGAGCCTGGACGACTGGTGATCGTAGACGAGTTGCCAGATGACGCTATATGTCCTGCCGTATTCTCCGCTCCGTTGAAAAAGGTAGACGGTGAAGTTTGGCCAAACACACCCACCATGGACCAGTATTTTGAGAAAAGTGGATTCAGGCCAGTCCCTATGCCCAGGTCTAAGCAGGGCAATAACTATGTGTGGCACGGGTATGTGTTGGGACAGGAAGCCTGTGAGTCAATTTCAAAATACGGCAACTTCTATGGTAGTTCGATGAAGGAGTTCTTAGCACTTCCAATGCCGATGCAACGTAGGTTTTTGGTCACTGATGGAACATGCAAGAATGAAGAAGGTAAAGACTACACATGCAAGGTGCCTGTTGGAGACAAGGATGCAATTCCTGGGGCTCCAATTAGTTTCCCACATTCTCTTGCAGGCAGAGTGGATATAAACTTTGTGGTCGCAGTTGATGGTGGTCCTGTTGATAGATACCAGACTCCAGATGGCGGTTTTGCTACGGGTGAATAACATGCGCTTCATTACATTTTTGATAGTTACACTGTTTAGTCTACCTGTTTTTGCTGGTGGGTTTACTGCACCATGGCGGGGTGTGGGCGGGACTTGCAATCATGAACTAGGTGGACCACGGACGATCTTGGAATACTGTGCCCAGCGCGATGGTGCAGAAGATCTGGAAGACCGGAGCGGGTCGAATCTTGTTGTGCAGTCTGAAGACTTCGGTACTACTTGGACAGCAGCGCGTGTAACGGTATCCACCGATCAGGTGAAAAATCCGATCAACGGTAGTCTCGATGCAGACGTTATTTCTGAAGATGGTACAGCGGCAAACAGTCATATAGTTTATCAGGGCGTCGATCTTGTTGATGGTGATTCGTATTCAGTAAGCATGTATATTCGTGCCAGTAATCGCCAGTGGATTTTTGCATATATCACGACAGAAAATACTGGTTTGTATTGCAACGCAGCTACCGGTGTTGCCGGTAATACCAATGGAACACTTATCGGTTCGGGTGTAGAACAAATAGATCCATTGTGGGTGCGATGTTGGTTTTCATTTAAAGCGACAGCAACAGCAACAAGAACATTGCAGACTTTTGTTGCCGAGGCTAACGGAGATATTACATTCGACGGCTTGAGTCAGACCAGTTTATATCTGTGGGGTGCTCAGGTGCGTCAGTGCAGTTCTGCTTCTGAGTGCAACGGGCCGGGCAAGTACCTCAAGACCGAAGCCAACAACAAGCCCGTGCTGGACCTGGCCGACACTAACGATCCGACCAACGAAGCCGTTGGACCTGTATTAGATAATGGTAATAGGCAGACGGTGCAAACTTTCGATGGCACCAACTATTTCAGCCACGCGCACGACGACGCGATGAACGTGAACGACAGCGACCACACATACACGTTTTTGGCACGGCTTTCCACCACCGCTACAGACAGCAACATAGTTTTTTCGCACGGGGGATTCCGGTTGAGCGGGATGTATTTCTACGAATCGCTTGCGACCGACACTTGGGTTGCAAACTATCAAAAGGCTGCAGCAAGCATAAGCGTGGTAGTAACTCCAGGCTATGCGCTCAACGATGGGCATTGGCATGTTGGTCAGATCATTCGCCGAGGTAACATTGCTGTGTTTTGCCTTGATGGTGTTTGTGGCCTTCCAGTCAATGTTTCTACTTATGGGATTGATGGCGATCAGTCAATCTATATTGGGCGCAACGCGGATGGAAACCATCGAGAGGGTTCCATAGCCTATCTCCGCATAGACGCCAAAGCCCAGTCGCCCTGGAAGCTGGCTTATGATCTGGCGTACCTGCGCGGTGTAGCTTCAAGTCTTGGCAATCCTGGCGCGGTGAATGTGATCGTAGATGGAGACATGGAAGCGGCTGAAGATGTGATCGTTGACGGCGACATGGAAGCTGTTGGCGTAGCGGCGTGGACGGTTGCGGGAGCCACGGTAACTAAGGAAACAAACTCTATCAAGGTTGGGTTTGGGATGTTCGCGCCAGTCTACTGGTTTAATGCTTATGACGGCCAATGCTTGGCCATGGCTGCGAACGGTGTGCAATACGGTACGGCAAGCCAAACGATTTTGACTATTGGGCGGACTTATCATGCCACGGGCGTTGCTTACGCAGTGACGGATGCGGGATTGCACGTGCCCGATATAGTCGATGGGGTCAACGTGTTGTGGACCGGTGCATGGTCTTCGACGTGGCAACCTTTTGACGTTGAATTTGTGGCCACCACCACCACGCTGGATTTTAGGGCTTCGGCATTCATCCCGACCATCGGAGCGGTGTTGTTTGACGATGTGATCGTCATGGACAAGACGGCTGAGACTATCGCGTGGACGCCGATTAATGACGCCATTCTCTCCAAAGTGACGGTCGGACACCATCAGGGCAAGCGAGCGTTGCGGAATGCGTTCGATGGCACCTCCAACCCGGTCGCCAGGCAGAATGCTATGACGGAAGGTTATACGTATCGTGTGACTGGATTTGCACGTGGAGATGGTGGCATCGGTATTCCTGAACTTCGATTTGGTGCGCTTCAAACTGTTTGGACGGGTACGAATTCAACTGACTGGCAGGCGTTTGATGTGACGGCGGTTTGCATGAATCCCAACTTCCAGTTGTACACCCTGGCAAATAATGCGGCCTGGACCGAGTGGGACGATATTGTATTGCGCGAGTACAGCAGGACCATCGGCACCTTCACGCGCTCGACCGTTGGAACTTTAGAAACGCCGCAAGGATTAATGGATATAGCCGCTGGCAACCCGAGAGTGGCTGACGGGTTCTTGATCGAGGCGCAGGCGACGAATATAGAAGATTATTCTGAAAACTTTGCTGGTGCGTGGTCAAAACTTAGAGCGACAGTTCCTAGCTGCACCGAACTAGATCCTAAAGGTGGTGCTCTCGCGTGTATCATTCACGAGGATGCGACAGCAGCCAGCACACACTATATAAATAATTCTTTCACGGCAGTCAGTGGCACGGCATATACTTGTTCAGTGCATGTAAAATCGGAAAACAGGAATTGGGTAAGAATTGCGTTAGGTGGTGGTGGTGGTTCTATTTTCAATGAAAGTAGATTTTTCAATGTTTTATCTGGCGTAGTTGGTGGTTGGGTTGGTGCTGATCCTGATTCTTACGGGATGGAACCAGTCGGCAATGGTTTCTATAGGGTTTGGGTTAGCGAAGAAGCTGACGATGATGGGACTGGATATTGTTTTATTTACATTGGCGAAGCTGATGTAGATAATACATTCGATGGGTTAGACCAAGATAGTTTAATTGTATATGGTGCTCAGTTGGAAGTTGGTCTTTTCCCTACTAGTTACATTTCAACGAACGGCTCTCAAGTCACCCGCACCGCAGACAGTTATAACATTGACCCACACCCAGAAGTAGGTGAACGATTGTTGCCGCAGTCGTTTGATGAAAGTGGTGTGCTGACTATCCAATTCGATCTTAAATGTCAGTGGACAGATTCATCCGACATGGGAATTCTTAGAAGACTCATGGGTGTGAGTGGTGATACTGGAACGGCAAGTGCTACTAGAAATAGAATTGGGATATATGTGCAAAGCTGGGGTGCAATTTATAGCGTGCTTTATGGTGACGATGGTGTGTCGTATTTTGCTATCACTTTGTCTAATGACGTTAGCCTAAACACATGGACAAGAATAAAAACAAAGTTTGATTTTTCGGATCTTAGTTCATTAGATGTTTGGATAGCACAACCGCCCGAGGCAGAGTTAGTGGCTAAGGGAGTTTCATTCACCGCAACTTCTGGAACTGCGGATTTTGATTCCACTGATACGCGGATACGCGTTGGGCAGTCGAATACAGGTGGAAATTCAGGGACTGCAAACTGCCAATTCAAAAATATACGCATAGAGCCGAGGGCTTTCTAAATGAACAAACACAACAAATTAGGCGTAGCACTCCTAGCTGCTCTTGCGTTCATACTACTTATTATTTACCCAAAAGTATCCTGGGGTGAAGATCTATACGGGAAAGCAGACTGGTCAAAACGAGATGCCTTTCCGCAAGATGGTAAGTGTTTAGATTTTACTGGTGGTGCGCCTTATGGGGACATGCTTGGTGGTTCAGGCGATTTTGAAGGACCATGGACAGGTGCCGAGGGTGGGTGTACGAACTGTCCTACTGATTGGACGTGTGCGTGTACCCCAAATTCAGATATAGACCGAGAAGGATTGACTGATGTAATTGTAGACGGAGACATGGAAGCCGCTGGGACTGCTGCGTACACCGCTGGAGCAAGTGCAACACTTACTAAATCTACGGCTAAGCCACATAGTGGATCGCAAGCTTTACGCATCGCATACAATGGTACAAGCAACCCATATGCGCTTCAGACCATACTAACTAATGGCGTGAGCTACCGTGTTACTGGTTGGGCAAGAGGCGATGGGACGCGTGTGCCCGTATTATATCAGGTAATTGGTGGGGCATACTGGACTGGAACAAGCGCAACCACATGGCAATATTTTGATTTGGAGGTTGTTGCATCAGATAATATTTTCTATATGTTTACTGTAACTCCCGTAGCTGGATGGGTCGAATTTGATGATGTGCAGGTTCTAGAGATTCGGCCTAATGTTTACAAGGGCAACGTTGCTGTACAGTTCTCGATAGACGCAGCAGTTAATAATGTACTTTTGGACAGCCCAGCACTTTCACTTGAACAAAATACTGCATACCAACTTACACATGTGGCTAAGGGCTCTGCCGCTGGGGACGATTTTTACATTATTGTAGATTGCAATGCGGGTGCTGCAGCAAGATACTATGTTGCTGCTACTGATTCTTGGCAAGCAGGATTTGCAGGGACCGTATACTACTCAAACATTGGGACCACTTGGATAACACGAACTGTATACATAAAAACTGCCGTCGATGATTATTCTAACTGCACACTTAGATTTGTTAGGTCTACTGCATCTCAGATTTTTTACCTTGATGATGTGCAGATCAAGAAGCTGCGCCGCACAGGTCCGGTGTTCAGCACGCAAGAGCAGATGACCTACGAATTAGACGCCGACCCGACTTGGAATTGCGATAGATTAATTGGTTGCTCAATGGCGTTCGATGGTACTGTTGATTTTGTAGAACGGGACGATGATGGAACATTTGACCCAGTAAACAATAGTGGAAGTTTTAGTGTTGGGGTGAGACTTAAAACTAAAGACGTAACACAAGCAAACCAGTGGGTTTTTACAAAAGGAACCGATTGGTATTTGCATCTATCAAGCGGTAATGATGTTGCGTTAAACTGGACAGATGCTACTGGTACTGGGGATGCTGTAAGCGTAGGAAACTTTATATCAGATAATGAATGGTTTTCAGCGGCTGCTTCGTATGGCTTTAATGGCGATACAACATCTAATGCAACCATGCGAGCCAATAACGAAGTAGAAGGGTCTATCGTTGATGGTGAAGGTCCAGTTAGAAATAACGCATACCCACTAGGGGTTGGGGCTAGAGCAGATAATTCTAGTAATGAACTTTATGGCTCGGTTGCACTAGCTTGTTATTGGAATAGAGAATTAGCAGCGTTAGAGCGTAACCAGTTCAACAATCCATTTTTCGGCAATACCACGTTGGGCGATGGCTTCAGTGTTGACTTCTGTTCACAGTCAGCGACCCATGCGGTTTGCTCGCCTCAGACGTGTGTTGAGTGGAGTAGGCATAGTTGCTGGCCTGATCAGAATTATCTGCCAGAGTTTGGGCAGTACACTGAGCTTTTGGAAAACAATAGTTTTGAGACTTACACTGGAACACAGGGTAACCCTACATTCGATGATATGTCAGTTCAGATTTGCAATTCTGGAGACGGAACTTGTTTCATTACTGCTCATTATAGTGATTCAAAATATGGCGATGTATCTGTAAAAATGGAAAAGACAGGAACTACGTCCACCGGATACATTAGATCTGCATGTCAAACAACTGGAATTGGGAATGATGTATATGGATATTTTGCGATAAAAGTTTTGAGCGGAAACCCATATATGGCAGTTCGAATGCAGCAATTTGACAATGCAAATTGCACAGCAGCGTTAGCAACTACAAATTTATCTTTCGGTGTAACCACTAACCACAGTTGGAAAGACTATGGTGGGTTATTTGCAGCAGGCTTATGGAATGGATCAACATCTAGTTATAACATAGAAGTTGTTTTGAAAAATACAACTGTTGGTCCTGCTAGCGTACTAATAGATAATATGTCAGGAAAGGAAGCGAGCTACCACACCCCATGGGTTCACGCGCCTGCTGGTGGTGGTGCCGTAACTTATGTAGCCAGAAGGTATGAGTTGCACAATCCATTACTGCAAGAAAATGGCGGGGTTGCTAATTGGGAAGGTGGGTTCTGTCTTGGTGGTTGGCTGTATTCTGATTGGGATGGAACGAATACATCTTACCGTTATATCTTCAGTGCGCCCGGTGATGCTGGAAATGATAACCGCTGGTTCGTGACCACCTCGGCAAACGGACTTTGGGTTATACACGATGCGGCTGGCGTTTCTAAAAGCAGGGTGCTCGCGCTAGACGCTACCAATTGGTCCGCAGGTTGGAAGTATGTTGAAGCTTGCACCGATAACACCGGGACCAGAGCAGCCAGGCATTACAATTCTGCGAACGATACTTGGTACGATTGGTCTGGTGATTCGGGTGGTGGGACTGGGATCCAAGACGATGCTGACACGCGTTACCAGATTGGGAACTCTAGTGGTGGTAGTTGTGCTGATGCTTATTTCTGGAACAACAAGGTTGGACCCTACAAAGCAATCTGGCCCATGTACGGCTGGGGAAACGGTCGCCCCCCTTCAGCCCCGGTATACTAATGAACGATAGTTTTGAAACGCTGGAGATGCCAGCCTACTAAGGTTTACTATGTCTGATACGCTAGAACTAACGTCCAAGGTCACCCAAGAACTAAAGTTCGATGGGGATTCGACCGATCGTCCTCAATCCACTGTAAACGAAACTTTAGAACTGGACTCCCCAGTTGTAGTACAATTGAAGTTGGTTTCAAAAGTGGACCAAGATAGCTGAGCTAAACTATGGCAAAATACTACGTAGGCGATGTCGGGACAGAGGTTCTTGTAGACACTACAATAGACATCTCATTAGCGTCCTCCCTCATACTGAAAGTCCGCAAGCCATCGGGTGCGTTAGTAGAGTGGACGGGCCTCCTAGGGCCAGCAAACGCGCTGGGAGAGTACACCACGATCCGCTACGTAGTTGTTGCTGACGATTGGGATGAAGGCGGGATTTGGAAGCTCCAGGCGTACGTGGTGACTTCACTTTGGACCGGGCGCGGGGAAACTGTCACCTTCAAACTGGAAGAGGATTTCAACTAAGCTATGCCCTTCTGGACTAGGCCATATAAAACAAGGAGATCCACAAGGATCCTTAGTTTCGCAGTGCGGCAAAACTGGTCGCTACTGCAGGTTGGTGGTGAGGCGTGCTATCTGCTAAAGAGGAAAACCAGGCTAAACTCCCCATTTCAAGTATCCGCGCGCCGGGTAAGCACACTAACGGAGACTGCTTCTAGTCATTCGTATAGCATAGACCCTGACACAGGCATGCTACGCTTTTGCTTGTGGTCGGCGGATACTGACCCCGTGGATAGGTACCCAGATATAGGGACGCTCACAGCGACTGTACAGGCCTCTGGTGGTACAACGGTTTGGGAGAGCACAGTAGACAAGTTTTCATTCATTGCTGACCGGGAAGAGTACACATTTGATATTTTTCAGGATGAGTTGGATTCAGCGGGGGATGAAATCTCTGACGCGGTGTACGTGGTGTTTAACACTGCCCCATTTACAGCTGATAACTCGGTAATCTTTAGCTTTGGGAAGATCAATCCATTAGTAAACTTCGCAGCAATGCAACCTATCCGAGATAATCAGGAGGGTTATCAGCGAAGTTTGTACGGGTTTGACCAGTGGATTGATCCAAACGTAAAGATACGAAGTCGCGGGTTACCGAACTCATTTTTACTTGCGTTTCCAGGCATTAAGTCTGATTTTACTATTACCGAGGGGGGACTTTTGCGCGAAGTAAAGGGAGATTTTTGGACTGTTCCGCCCCCGTATAGCCCTGCGATCGTTGAACATGACGTGGTTGTGCGTAGTCACACAGGGCAGCGATTTCAGGTAGTTGATTATACACCGATTTATATTGAAAACATCTTAGCTTCCCAGCATTTTGATATGGTGGAACTAGACCCTAGAAGCTCCGTTTACAACGTTACGTACGACACCGGAGGATAGCAATGGCGATAACGATGTGGTATCGCGGTGTCCGCTATATGAAGGATTACCTGACGCGGTATCTAAACTACGTATTCATAGCTAATTCAAAAGGTTCCATTATATTTACGGATGGAACAAAGAGCATAAAGTTCTCCAAAACACCTGAATCTATTAAGCGTGCCTCTTGGGATTACCGTGTACTTCCCGCAGTCTTAGTCGGAAAAGCAACTGGGAAAATGGAATACCTTACGTTCGCAAAAGATGTACTAAAGGGCGATCTGAATAAAGATAAAAACTATGATGGTGGTGGGTTTGATATAAAGGTTTCATTGGAGGTACGCGCCACAACGATTGAGGAACGTGATAATTTGCTAGATATTACAGGGATTTACTTGGCACACCCAGATGCGAAAGATTACTTTTTGCGACAAGGTATTCGGCTCCCAGATGCACCGACGATCGGTGGGGAGAAGGAAATACATGAGACAGCTATAGACTATCCGATCTATAGTACAGAGATGACATTACGAATGATGAGTATGTGGGAAGAAGAACGGGATATGGAAGAACGTCTACTTGATATTTTGGTGGATCTAGAAGCATATTATGATTTAGATGAAACTGGGCGTATTGCTATTATCTGATTTGGAACGGAAGTTAAATTTGTGGCTAATATTTATGCTATCTTCGCAGAAGCGTTCGAGATAGCCACTATTGGAGAAATTCCATGGCGATAAGAGTTCCTGGGATTATTGTAAGAATCGTAAACGACACGGGAATCATTGCTCCCCCGCGCTTTCAGCGATATCCTGTATACATTGGCGAAGGTGACCCCTACCGTGAGCAGCAAGATGTTAGGCTTACGCGCGGAGCCGGTTCAGCGGAGAATCTTCCTACAGTTAGCACCGTTGACGCGATCGTAAGCGTTGGTGATTTGCCAGGTATTGCTAGTTATGTAGCGGGAACCGACTATAACTTGAATGGCAATACGGTTAACTGGAGTGGTGGGGGGGATGCACCTACTGCTGGGGATGCATACTACGTAACATTCACAGAAAATCGTCCAGCCAGCGCGTACGTGCCTATGCTGTACCTGAATGAGAACTTAGTTTATGCTGACCACGGAAACCAGCTAAGAACAGATGGTACAATCAATGACGTATCCGTGGGCGCTGGCTTGGGGCTAAATGCAGGAGCAGCTGGCGTCATCGTAGCACAGCTAAACCTAAGTGCAGCAACCGACCCGGATAGTCCATCTGATTCAGAGTTAGAAACCGCATTCATCGCTATGCGAGATGAGCTAGACAAGATAACTGACGCAAAGCTTTTGCTTTGTCCGATGTCATCTGGCACGCTAAACACTACATCAGCGGCTAATATCTTCTTTAATCATGCGGTATTGGCCTCGCAGCCCGCACGCAAGCAGGAGCGTACAGTTCTTGCATCGCTTCCGCAGGCTACCACGTATCAGGCAGCTGCCACGTTCGCTATAAGCTACTCACACGAGCGGATGGTTGTCCCGTATACCCCTGGGGCAATAAGCCAAGTTGTTGGGTTTGATGGCACATACGACACTCGTTTTTACACAGCGGCTCTCGCGGGTATGCTTTGCTCGGGTGCGATCGGTCAGGAATTCTCTGACGAGATCGTTCCAAACGTATTGTTTACAGATAACTTCACCCCTGAAGAAGCTGATTACTTGGTTCAGCGTGGCGTATCGCCCGCCAAGATTAGTGGTGAAGTTGTTCGTAACATAATGTCGATTACGACTGACACGACAAATGCCCTTACAGAGGCACTTGGGGTACAGGACATCAAGGATTACGTAAAGAATTACTGGCGCATTGGTCTTTGGAATGTTTATCGGAATGCTCCGATTACTGTAACCCTCCCAAGCCAGGTTGAAGCTTCATCGGTTGGAATTCTTGACTATCTGGTAAGTCAAGCGATCGTTGCTGAATATCGGTCGATCTCAGTAACACAGTCTAGCGTTGAGCCGAGACAACTAAACGTCACAGGCAAAATCAAACCAGCGTTTGGACTACAGTGGATGGATGTGACGTTTACGTTCGTTCTTTCCTTCACAGGATAAGGAGTAGGAAATGCCTTACCCATACGCGTCGCTTCCGAATACCCAGCATAGTGTATTTTATTCCTACGCTATTACTCTTCCGGGACGAGAGAAAGCTATTGGATCTTTTGAAAAGTTCTCGGCTAGTTTTACGCGTGCGCATGAGCGTATTCGTGAAGTATTCTTTAGTCGCGGCGCGCAGACGAAAGAAATCGTGTGGTCAACTACAGATATTCAGGTAAGCATTGACCACGTAGAGTTGTACACTGAGTCCGTATTACAGGCACTTGGGTTTCCGATTTATACCATTGAAGATCTGAACACCACGTTGGATATTCAAGAGTTCATGTTTATGCCGTCTACGCCCGGTTCGCCACAAGACGCACCGTCCCCGAACACCAATCACCGCATGATAACGTATAAAGATTGTGTTGCTACATCCGCGAGCAAGGACGTTAGCACTGGAACAGCTAGGATTGTTGAGTCCATGACGTTTGAGTGTCGGACAGTTATCGGAAGTGGTCTGCCTACACTCGTTGCGGTTGGGGGGGCATAGGAAATACTTAATCGAAACGAAAAGAGGATATGATGACCCTTAAACCTGATGCTCCATCAGAAGTTGTAGAAGCTGCTCCACTAAGCCCTCCTTCGGAAGTTGTTCCAGAAACAGAGTTTTACCTGTTTGAACAGATTTTTACCTTGGGCTATGGCGAATCTGAACCTAAGGTAGTAGTCAAAGACGACGATAACGAATTGGTAGTGCGGTATAGAACCCTCACTCCAAACGAGATTCGTGACGTGGTTGAAGCTTCTCAGCGCTTTCAGTCCGTGAGCGCGCAGGTAATTACAGAAAAATTGGAAACCCTTGCGCGCGCAATCACTACGGTTAATAATGTACCACTAATATTAACGCAGGATGAACAGCAAGAATACTTTGAAAAACATCAGAAACACCCATCATCGCTTACGATGGCTAGAATTATCTTGCATGATAAGGTTCGATCCATGAGTCTTATTGATCACTTATACGATGTATATATGGAGTTTGTAACTAAGGTTGGCGAAGACTTTGAAAATGCAAAAAAAAACTAGAGGAGAGCATATTCTTCAAGTTTAATATGGAATTACTTCTCTACTTTAGGGTTTTACCTACCGATCCCCGCTTTCAGGCCTTAAATATCTTTCAAAAATCTATGTTAGTATCTGGCATTGGTACACAATTTGATGCCAAGATGGCGCTTGGCAAGAATCTTTATGATAAAGCACTACTGTTTACTAATCCAGAGTTGTGGATAAAGGAAAAAGAGCGGTCAGGTAAACTTCCGCCGAACAAGTACCAAAAAGTGAATTCAGAATTCAAAAAGATTCAAGCATATGGACGTGTAACTGGTAAAATGTTAGAAGATTCTGAAATTGCTAAAGCACTTGTCCGCATGTACGCTTTGCAGAAGGATATTAAACCAGAAGAAAGGGTTTTCTTGCAGGGAGATATTAATAATGTTCAGGAATCTAATCCAATGCAGGAATCTAATCCAATGCAGGAATTATGTGAGGACTCTGACGAGTTAGGATAACCCATGGCAGATGATTCATATAGCATAGATCAGAGTGCGATGGACGCATTTGCTGCGAGTGTGTCAGGCGCAGCAGGTACGATGGGTACGCTGCAGGACCACATGGGTGGTATTAGCGAATACCTTACGCAGGTAACGTCGTCTGCGTCAGAATTTGCATCATTTAATGAAACTATTGTAAGTTCAATGGAGGAGATGAAGAGTAGCCTCGGTGATATAGTTAAATTACAGGAAGATGAACTAGATGTTGCCAAGAAAATAACTGGTGAGAAAGCTAAAGGGGCAAAACAAGCAAAAAAGGCTGCTGAACAAGCCAAGAAAGCAGCAAAGCAGCAAAACGTAATTCGAAAATACACTGCTAAAGCTACTGGATTCATGAAGAGTTCGGTTACGCAGGTAACTGGCATGAGTATCGGTCTTGGAACCATTGTTGGGCTGCTTGTCAAAGCGTATAATAACATGCGTATGGTTCGTGCGATGTCTAGTCAGACAGCATCGCACTTTGCGGGAGGCCAAAAGAGCATAGGTGCAGCTAGAAAGTCTATTATGCAGCTTCGTAGGGGGTTCAGGGCGTCTTATGAAGAAGCTGGTAAGGTTGTAAATACGCTTGCACAGATTGGTATGAGCGCTAAGGAAATTGCATCTGGACCAGATTTTATTGCTAAGAAGTTTAAGTTTACTGATAAAAAGGGTTCAAAAGAAAGCGCTCTCCAGGCGCAACGCGCGTATTTTGACTTAATGAAATACAGAGACACACTTAAGACAACGGAGCTACGCTCGGACGCGGGAGCGATGGCCAAAGAGGCGATGGCCCATCAGAAGAGTTATGAAAAGGAATTTAGTGACCAGTATAAGGCTCAAAAACGATGGTTTGATAAGAGTGAGGCGGCGCGCAGGAAGTCGTATAAAAAAACATACGGGGCTGCAGAAGAACTTTACGCAATTGAAAAGCAGTATGGGATTAGTGTTCAGACTAGCGGAACGTTTGTAAAGCGTATGGAGCAGGATTTTGGGAAGCTGAATGAAGAGGGCCGTACAATGTTGGGCGTAGCGATTAACACTGCCGCACAGCTAGATAATATTGGAATTGGTGAGCTAATCGAAGATTGGCAAACGTTGATTACGCAGGCTCAGACATACAAAACAGATGTTATGGGTATCTTGTCATTGTACAATACCATGATGCGCAAAGAAGGTTTGATGGGGATCAAGAATGTACCAACTAGGGTAAAAAAGGATATTGTAGCGAGTGTTGCTAGTATGACTGCGACAATGCCATTGGGCATAAAGGCCCTCTTGGGTAGAAGTTCGGGGGGCGGGGCAGCATCTAGAGTAATGGAATTCGAAGGCGTTAGTGAAGAGGAAAAGCTTAAGAGAGCGTTAGACGAGCTAGCTAAGAGAAAGAATGTAGGCCCAGGTGCCTCTGAAGAAGAGCGTAATCAAGCTAAGATTCGTGTACGTGAGTTGGTTCCTATGTTTTTTAAGGATGCCCAAGCCGATACTATAAAGTATTTAGCTGATCTAGTCGTTGATGGTAAGGTAAACGAAAAATCTACACAAGAAGGCTTAGCGGAGATGGCAGCAGAGCGCGAACAAACTAAAGCGAATGAAAAGCTTTGGAGAAGTGAGCGTGGAACACTAATAACTAATGCTCAAAAAACCTCTAGAGGGCTGCAGTCCATCCAAGATCTTATTATGAAGTATGCGGAAGACTGGATGGCAAAATATGTAATGCCTATTCTGGGGTGGTTAGGCGATATTTATGGGGCATTGCTTGATGGGTTTACCTCTCCTGAAATTATTGCACGACGAGAGATACAGGAGGACATGCAGAAGATGGGAGGGGGGTACATGATCCCCCCCTCACTGCTCAATAAAATCCAACATGGAGAAGGTGTTGGCAGAACTGGGCTAGAGGGTGCAAGTCGTGATATGCGTATTATGGTAAATTCTGTCAGGCGCGAGACAGGTATGAAGGATCAAATAGTACAAGATAGGATATCGCGTTTGGCGAATTGGGTATCTGGGGGGAAATACGGAAGAACTAAGGAACAGAGGGACGCGGCGTTAACAAAATCTGAGAATCTGTATGCATTCGGTGATGAATTTAGGAGCGGTGCAAGAAAATTGATTCATTCGGGCGCAACCAAAGCAGAATTGCGGGCCTATGCGACGGAGATTTCGCAACGCGGACGCAAACCCCTAGCTAGATCAGCGTCTGAACGTAACATTGCTTCCGAGGATGGTGCACACGGTGCGCGCGCAAACCCAACACCTGACACTAATCTTCCCGCACTAGAACCCTCCCGCTCATAGAGAAAGGGGTCTGATGTGTCAAACGTAGGATTAGCGCACGCTAAAAAGTTCGTTGATTTACTTACCCCGGATTCCCAAGCTGAAAAGCTTGTATTTAGGAGGTTTCCGGGAGAGGTTTTGCAGGCTGCAGCAGTGGCTGGAACATCTGTCCCAAAAAAAGATGTAACCTCTGTTACGTTAAAGATTAACCCTCAAAGTATCCAATTTTCAAAACGAAAAGTAATTCAAAAGGTGCAAACTAGCGCCCCTAATAGGTTTATTGTGTTTGATTGGGGGCATGAACTTACTGTTCTAGGTATTGATGGTGTTACAGGAAACTTGCTACCAGATTCACTAACTAAGGGTGTGTTCGATCCTGTTGCTGACGCAACGATGGATGTATTAAGCTGGTCCCCAGGAACACAAGCAGATGTGCGGGGATCTGCTGGGTGGAAGGCGATCAAGGGCGTAGGAAATGCAGTAAATACACAGTTTAATGATCTAATGCTTGGAACACTTAAGTATTCTGAACTACTAGATCTATCTCCAAAATACAAAACGTTTAGGAGATTAGAATCTATTTATGACCAGTCCGACGCTGACAATGATATTATAACGTTGGAATTATCCGAGACAATATACAGAGGATTTTTTGAGGATTTCAATTTTTCTGTAACAGCAGATAACCCGTGGAATTGGTCATATAGTTTAACCTACGTTATTTTAGAAAACATCTCTGAAAGTATTAGTAAGCACGATGCCCAGTTTTCTAACCTTGATGCTAAAACGGATTAAAAATAATGACAGATCCTGTCGCAATAGGAAATACTTTAGTAGAATTATTGTACATGCAGCCTCCTGAAGGGGTTACTGTAGGGAATACCTACGGGCCTATCGGCTTGGACGGCCATTCTTACGGGCATGAAACTGTAAATTTTATGGAAGCGACTAAGCCATCATCATCGAGTATAGACCCCTCTTTGTTGTCTATTGCTGCTAGTGACATAGTTCACCCAGAGGTTTACATTGCTGTTGATTTTACCCACCAGTTTGTACAAACGTTGAAAGCTACTGCTGGAAATGATCAGTTAATCGGAAAGCGTCCGTTAGACGCTGGAATAATGCAAAAATTTGCAGATAGAATATTTGTATTTGTACAGCGGTACTTTGAGTACGTGCGATCATATGATGGTACCCTTGATTTTTCCACTAATATAACTGCTGACTTTGAAAAAAATCCTACAGATGAGCATACCATCAATTTGTTTTTAAACAGGATAATAAACTACTTTTTGACATCTATTAGCGTGCGACGTGCAAGAAAGCAAATAGGAACGGCATCGCTAGTGTTCAAAGACATAAAGAATCCAATTCAGGATGGCAGGGGTAATTACAGAATATTTTTCGATGCTGCATTTGATATCTTTAATCAGCTATTCGCACCGATGCTTCCCGTTACTATTTGGGGTAAGGGTAGGCTTTACCGTAATTGGCACTTTCCAATTTTTGATGGGTATATTACATCTACGGCTCCAAAAGATTCTAATGGGTTTGTTGAGTATAATATAGAGTGCAAAGATGTATTAGACCTTGCGCGGGTTAGCGTAGATATGATTAACCCTGCTATATCTCAATATGGGGAGGACCAGAAAGTCAATTCCATAAATATTATGACAAAGCCGTTTTTCGGGCATGATCATTTTACGTTAATAGACCGGCTTATTCGTGGTGGTACCCTTGTGTTTAACCCTGCGGGGAGATCAGCGTCAGATGAAAATCAATATGGTTTTACAACAAGTCGTGAGTTTAATATTACCCCAGCCCCAGTAATCCCAACGAAGTTTGAGCCTGAAAAAATTGGAACGCCAGAGTCGTTGCCACTCTATGCGCTTGGAAGGTTTACATCTGGATCGATTACTGACTTGGATTCCTTTGATACCACAGCTGGGATAGCTGCCTTAGAAGATATCGCGATGCATAAAGATATATTTACACCTGAATTTGCACTTAATTATGTTTCCCATCGGGAGCGGGCTAGGCGCGTAGTTTACTGGGGCGATAAGATGACCCCATACAGGATATGGGCCACACAAACTCCAGATATCTATACATCGACATTTTCTAATCGGTTGGATATCATTTCTGAAGTTGCGGATACAGTGTACTATGATTTTTATGTTGATGGTTCGGGTAATGTGCATTATCACCCATTGCGCCTTGGAAATGAGTTTTTAGCCGCAGATGCTATATACTTATCTGGATCTAAGAAAATGTTTCATCCACGAGCGTTCCCACATGCACAAATATTGGATGCTAAAGAGATTTTTTCAACTACTACACTTCTTAATATTGATGAACTTGTAACGTTTTTACGTGTTTCTGGGGAGCATGACCTAATCAAGGATGCACGTCCAGAAGATCTTAACTTGTATGGAAGTGCTAGAGATAAAACGTTAATAGAAAAATATGGGTATCGTCGTGGGGAAATTCAAAATGTTTTGTTTAATCGGAATTCGGTGATTGTCCCCGGTAAAATAACATTTCTGGACGTGGCTGCAATGGTATTTTTGCAGTTTGCAAATGCGGAATTATATACACGGCAAAGTACAATAGTGTTTAGGCCTGAATTAGAGTTAGCGTCACCAGTCCTATTCACTGAAGATAACAATGTTTTTTATGTTAATTCTGTAGATCATAATATTGTTATAGGGGGGGACGCAACAACGTCTATTAACTGTAGCATGGGGCGTAAGGACAGTCAGTTACCCCCAGACCTAAATAGTTACCTTATCGCAAATGAGGCTTCGTATAATTACAAAAATCCAGACCCGCAAGAGCTTTGGGCTAAGTTGAAGGCTAAGGAATGGAAAAATTACTTAGATGCGACGGGCTCACTTCTATTAGAGATGGCTGCAAACACTGGCGGCCCTGAGCTTGGCAGCTTTGACACTGGCTACAATGATTTAGCATAAGCGAGACTTGAATGGCTACAAACGAATTCAAAGGATGGGTGTTTCTCGCGCAAGTAACTGCGGTGTATCCGGACTTTCGCACACTTGACGTTAAGTGGCTTACTGGAGATCAAACTGTACGTCAGGTTACCATAATTTCTGGTTTTGCCAATTTTTCACTTCCTGCATCCGGTGATTTTTGCTTAGTAATGGGGAACGATTCCGGATATTATTGCCTCGGTAAGATTGATGATCACTATGTAGAAAAGCTAGCTGGTAATGTTACAGATAAGCGAGGAAATAAGTTAAAAGCCAAGCTAGTACCCCCCGGTGAATCCGTGTTTATGAATCTAGCTAAGAATATAATTCTTACACTGGGTAACAGCGGTAATTTTTCTTTACTAAATGGGATGCAGGAGGGTATTAGCTACGTAAAAAGTGCAGGAACTGCTACCATTAGGACGTTACAGCTTCTTGGGCAAACGATTGTATCCGAAGCAAGCGGACAGCTTGTCAATCTTGGTACGGTGCTTTCCTTTGTACCCGGTATCGGGATGTTTGTGGTACAGAATCCGCAAACGAAGCAGGGAGCAGTTGAGTTTGCAGTTAGGATGACTGACCCAGTAACCGCGCTAGGAACAGCGTCTTTGAAGCTTGGGGATATATTTACAGAGCCCATAGTGTCTGCTGATAAAAGCATTTTAGAGCCGCACACGGACATTGGTGCTGCAGGCGCGGCAAATTGGCTAAATGCATACATGGGCGTTTTGATCAAGGGGGTAGAAGTAGGCACTGTAAAGATTGACAACAAGGGAAACATAAGCGTCAACGCAGCATTGCCTGGCCAGGGGAAGGTTGTAATTAACGCGGGAACGAATGCACAGATTATCAGTACTGCAGGGACTTACATTGGGGGAACAGCCGACGTGCCCCCTACAGAGCCCATGGTTTTGGGTACCCAGCTTATGACATGGCTCGCTGCACATAAGCACCCTACAGGAATGGGCCCTTCAGGGCCTCCTACACCCGATGATATTGCAAACCTAATAAACATTCTTAGCCCACTAAACAAGGTAGACTAGATGGCGCTTTTACCGGCTACGCTTGCCGCTGCTCTAATTGCAAATGTGGATAACTTTGAGACAGAGGCCCAAGCGGCTGCCGCTTGGGCAGACTCGTTTGACACGTACTTTCAGTCTGCGATGGCAGGCCCTGTTCCCGTGGTTCCATTTTCTACGACCCTTGCGAAGGGTGATATGGAGTCCTCTCTGACGGGGATGTCTGTAGCCGGTGCTGGTGCGGCTGCCCTATTGACAGGAATCACTGCGTATTGGGCGAACCTAAGCACCAATGCCGCTACAGTGTTCCTTACGTCCACAAGCGTTACACCGCCTCCGACATTAGGAACACTTACTGCTACCTTAGAGGCAAATTTTTTGGCAAACACTAACGGAAATGTTGACAAAGTTACTGCGCTTACGCTGATTGCGAATTCAATTCATATCGCACAAACTGGTGGTATAGCTGTGTTCCCACCAACCCCTGGGGGGATCGGGCCACAAACTATACTTTAGTAGTTTATCCTATTGAGCAACTGCCATACTTTGGCTTCGATCGATTCTGTGAACTCACACGGGAACCCAGCTGCACCGGGGTGCCCCCCTCCACCGAAGAATTTAGCTATGGACCCTACATCTACCCCACCCTTGCGTGCGCGTAGGGAGCAGGTATTCCACGTGGGATTGATTACACACACGTATTCCAAATCTATAGCATCTTGGTGATCCAATATTGCATTGCCGATTTCAGATATGTAGTCTGTGGCAAAGATTACCTTGAATCGGTTGTTGTACCCATCTTTGTAGCACCGTGCGGCTTCTAATTGCTTCTTAATCACCTGATTTACATACCGGTTTTTTCGTTTTTCTAAGTGCTTCAGCACCTCTCGAAATGGGCTTAGCTTGTCAGCGTCAATGTTCTCCATAAATTCGTTAATGAAGTCATTTTTACCAAGGAATCCTAGCAACGTGTTTAGCTTAACAGACCTATTCCTATGTTTTGATTCTAGCTTCCACAAATCCCAAGCGCATACTGCATCCACAAATTCGTGTATCCCAAAAAAATCAGAGGGCGGATGCATTTTGCGGTAGTACGCGTCAAAAACTAGCTCTGTCGCGCACTTATCAATGTCTACCGTGGCCCAATCGTACTTATTTGCTGCTACTTTTGTCTTGTGGTGGTCAAGTAGCCGAATATTTACGCCTTTTTGATGCGCTGCGTCCAGAAGGTCAAGAATATCATTTGAGGGGCAGATGTCGGTAATCAACAGGAGATCATCCTTCCCTACATGTTTGCTTTTTAGGTGATTTTTAATGGCATCGTCTATACCGGTGTAGGTATGATAGGATACAGATGATACTGTGATCCCAGCGATTTTACCGGCACAGCGAAGAACGATAACACTACCAACGGCGTCTAGATCATTATGCGTTTTTACATGAACTTTCATAGCGTCTCCTTATTGTGTACATAATACTGCGGACACTTGAGTTGTGGAACTTTTTTCAGGAGTTAACTCCTTTCCGTGGTTTGAGGGATAATACACTAGGCGAATAGAAGGGACCATGGCAAACATCGAAATAGACCCGTGTATGTGTGGCTGGGTTGCAGTGATAGGTGATTATACCGGCGTTCTAACGTCGCTATTAGACACCTCCATCGCGTCCCTAACTGCCGTTAAAGTAGCATTGATGCTCGTGCCTACAAATTTTACTGATCAAGCTAAGCGCTTGCGGTATGAGGTGGAGTTAGCACTTATCGAGGAAGCTATCAAGGCAATAGAGGTTCCTTTAGGGGTAATTACGAATCTTGGTCGCCCATTTGCTGATTGTGATGCCGTTGCAAACGTTACGGTAGTTACAGGCAAGATTTACGATCTGTTGATTGCTGATGTTGCAGATCGGCGTTTTCAGGTAGAATCTTTCATTGAAGCATTAGAGGCGGAAAGCCTACAAATAGAAGAACTAGATCGTTTGATCGATTTTATGACTGAGATTAAATCGGCAATAGAGGACTGCGGGAATGTGTAAGCTATGGCTATAGACACTCGGTATTTCCATGACTTAGGTGTTGTATTCCGTAATGTTGTTGACGCGGCAACCGATGTTGGGAGGGCCACCCTCTCACTTTCCCCTACTGGAGATCTGCAACTAGTAAATGGTAAAGATAAGCTTTCGACTCAACTTGCTAGAGCTATACTGAACGAGCGTGTACACATACCCCTCAATGAAGTTGGAGTAACTGATCGTCAAATCAAAACACTTATATTGATTATCCTTAGAAATTACAAAAAGATACAGGTTGCATCAGTTAATTCTGTGGATCCGGTATTTATTGGGTTTAATATATACAGAAAAGGTGGTCCCGTAAGTTTTATTGGTGATACGTCGGATACTTTTGTAAAAGTGTCTAAAGATCCAGTCACACATATATTTACAGACACCGGTCTTCAAAATGGGTTTTCGTATGAATATTCCATTTCTAGAACGTTTAGGGGTGGCGTTGAGGGTCCCCCACTTGAACAAATGATTATTGCACCATCCCAGTTTTTAACAAAGCAAAAGACTGTTATTGGTACGTGGGTTACCGGTGAGCCGGGAGATGGGGCAATCTCGTTGTATGTTGATACAAATCGTCGCTATTTTAAGGCAGAGCTATTATCGAATATTAAAGCTATTCGTGTGATGCAAAGTACCAGTGAGCCGAGAAGGTTAATTGTTGAGGTTGAAATCGTCACTATCCTTGGAACACTACTAAGCTTTTCAATCGGAAGACAAATTAACATTACGTGAGGGTATTGTGGTAACATTCAAATCTAAAGAAACTGTACTTGGTGAGCTTCGTAGTTTTTTGAAGCAATATAACCGCAGCTTAGACACGGGTGATAATAGCTTAACTAAGGATTTTATTCTTACCCCGCAAGCAATCGGTGGTTCAATTGTATTTGAGCAAATTGAAACTGTTAATGATTCGTTCATCTTGTCTCAGCAAACCAGCGATCAGCTAAATATTGAAGGGGGAGATTATGAGCTAGAGCGATCTGCTGGGCAGGTCGCAGTTGTAAACGTCGTTTTCTTTACAGATACGTTACCAACAGCAGATATCCTAATTCCAGCAGGTACGCAAGTGCAGACTGCTGGTACTACGTTCGTTTCCCCCGTTGATTTTCAGACAGTGAGTGAGTACTCAGTTAACTTAGCATCTGTATCACTGTTTTTTTCGTACGATCGTAATCGTTATGAATTCCCCGTAGCATGTAAGGCAACTGCTGTTGGGACAAACGGAAACGTAGGATCTAACATTGTTTCTGTGTTGATTGACACGGTTAGTCAAATAACTGGGGTTGCAAACTTATCTGCAAGTAGTGGTGGTGCTGACGCAGAATCAGATTCTGATTTTCGTCAGCGTATCCAGCGAAAGAAGACGGGTCGTGACCTTAATACCAGAAATGGGGCAAGCGCGTATGTTACTTCGCAAAGCTTTGTAGATGCGTACGCTGTGCGCGTAGAAGATGCAGACTCTGAGCGCCCAACTGGGATAGACGTTTTTGTAATTGATAGCTATTTGGAGGCAGTTGTAGAGACATTTACATATTTCCCTGGAATCCCCAGGTATTACTTTACAAATTTACCTGTGGCAGCAGTGACTAGTGTAATCGACGGGGTAGGTGGTGTAGTCTCTCCCGCATCTTACGATGTTACGTTAGATACCACAACAATTTTGCGTAGAAGCTCCCGCGCACAGGAATATATTTCGATTAGAAATAGTGCGTCACTCATTTCTGGATCTGCGTTTACGGTTTCATATACACACCGCGCTGATATTTCACAATTACAGGATTCGTTTTCCTTAAATTCGAATGATGTACTTACTGCAGATATACTTGTAAAACGTGCATACCCGCTTGCACTTAGCATTAACGCAACGCTTACATTGAAAACCAACGCAGATGGCCCTACGACCCGTAATCGTGTTAGAAACGCGCTAGTACAGTTTTTAGCCACATATCGACTTGGTGCAAATATTCAAAAGAGTGATTTGATCGTAGTGATGCAGGAGGGGTACGGGGATTTCGCGATAGATTCGGTAGATGCAGTTATTGTGAACTCGTATTTTCTAACGGATGAATTTGGGAATATATCATTACCTGTAGATGAAGTAATCACTGTACAAAATAAGCAATACGCTACGTCAGGCACGTACACGATTTTATAACGAGGACGAAATGAAAAAACTGTTACTTATTCTAGTTTGTTTGCTAATTCCAGCGTACGCGCTCGCAGATGCTTGTGTGTCAGATAATACTGGTGATTGGGATGCTCCTGCTACTTGGGCTGCTTGCGGTGGTGGATTTCCTGAGGCAGCAGATACTGCTGAAATTTTAGTTGGCCACACAGTTACTGTCAAAGGTACTGAAGCGGTTGGTGCATCGCCAGCCAGTATAGTAACATACAATTTAGACATTACTGGAACACTGATATTTGAAAATGCCGCTGCTGATTCTATCTTAAATGTGTACAGTTCAATCCGAGTAAATAGTGGGGGGAAAATTCAAATAGGTACGTCTGGTAGTCCAATGAATTGTGCCGGGTCTGCTCGACTATATATGCGAACCCACGCGGCTGCTCAGAAATACAAAATTTTCCTGGATGCTGGATCAATCGAAGCACATGGTTGCTCGACCTACCATGGAACAGACGCCACGCTAACTAGAGCTAGGATCGTATCATGCGCTCCGGATTGCACCGCTGGCGCTGTGACTGTTACGCTGGATCGTACTCATGGCTGGGCCGCTTCTACTGCTTGGGCTGGCGATGGAATTATTTTCGGTATTGGTGGTAACGAAATTACTTTGCCAGCCGTAGGTGATGACCCTGAGATAATTACGACTTGGACAACGCCGGGTGCTACGACCATCGGAGTCACGTTCACCGAGGATCACATGGCCGGTGACATTGTTGAAATTGTTCGGCGTAACGTGTTGATTGATTCTGATAGTCCAACTTATCATCCGGCGCTTTATACAAATTGGAATTCTATTAACGATCCTTATTCGATGAGATACGTTATGGTCAATGAGTTTGGGGATTCGTATACTATACCTGCGATATCCATGGATGACGTGGCGCAAACTCTCGGAACGATGGATTACGTTGCAGTC